CCACTTTTTGACGGCAATTTTGTCACCGGCGCGGCAGATCAAGTTGCATATACATTTAAGAAGCTTGGTGGTGATGTTCTTGATATCGAGCTAACTGTGGGGAATGTTTATGCTGCCTACGAAGAATCTGTTTTAGAATACACATATCATATTAACAAACATCAGGCAAAAAATGTTCTTGGTAGTTTATTGGGCTTTGCCACTGGTACGTTTGACAATGATGGGCAAATGATCGGTGGTGATGCCTCTGGTTCAGCAGTTAACTTAACGTTTCCAAAGTTTAAAGTAGAATATGCTCGTAAAGTCGGAGAGGGCTTTGCCGAGGAAGCTGGCATAGGTGGTGACAATACTTTCTATTCCGCTTCTTTTGCTCTTACATCAGGCGTTCAAGATTATGATATACAATCAATCATATCAAAATCGGCTGCTGATAACTATGATCAAGCCCAAGGTTCCGGCCCCGTGCCATACGCAGATCTGGTTGGCAATAAGAAAGTAAAGATACAAAGAGTTTTTTATAAAACCCCCGGCGCCATGTGGAGATTCTACGGCTATTATGGCGGGCTTAATGTTGTTGGTAACTTAAATTATTATGGCCAGTATTCAGACGATACAACATTTGAGATAGTTCCTGTATGGCAAAACAAACTGCAAGCAATGGCTTACGAGGACCACTTGTTTACTAGGTTGTCACACTATTCGTATGAGTTGTTTAACAATAAATTGAGAATATTTCCCATCCCACACGGCTTTGTGCCACATATGTATGTTCAGTTCACTATTGATAGTCAACCTTGGACTGAAGATGAAGATAGAAAGAACGGCACAGACGGTATCAACAACATCAACACGCTGCCGTTCGATAACATACCGTACAAGAACATTAACGCCATCGGCAAGCATTGGATCCGTCGTTATGCTCTCGCGCTCTGCAAAGAGATGCTAGGCCAGATTCGAGGCAAGTTTGGCGGTAGCATTCCAATCCCCGGCGATAATGTAACTCTCAACTCAGCAGACCTGCTATCACAAGCAAAAGAAGAACAAGACTACCTTAAGGAAGAGCTAAAAACTATTCTGGATGAAATGACGTATAAAGCTCTTGCACAACAAGACGCTGAAAAGATTGAGGCCATAGACAAAGTAAACGGCGGTATTCCATTAATGATCTATCAGGGGTAAGTAAATGTCAAACGAAAACAAATGGTCACAACCTGATGCCCCACCACCTCCCTTGTTTACAGGGAAGAAAGAAAGAGATCTTGTTAAGCAGGTTAATGACGAACTCATTGAGCGTGTCATTGGGCAGACTATAGCTTACTACCCTATAGACGTTCAAACAACAAACTTTCATTCTCTTTACGGCGAGGCTGTTCACAAAAACTTTTTGCCCCCCGTCAGGGTTCAGGTACTTGTAGAGTTCGAGGGAATAAACACAAAGTTTGAAAATAGCATCGGTCTGGACAAAGAAACTAACATTACAGTCCACTTCCATAAGCGCCGCCTAACTGAAGATCAAGACCTTTTTGTGAGAGAAGGCGACTTTGTAGCATATGGAAAGTTTTTCTACGAGATAGTTAGTTTATCGGAACCAAGGCCGCTTTACGGTCAGGTAGATCATCTTTTAGAGATTTCTGCTAAGTGTATCCGAGCACGGGAGGATTTATTCGATGCCAGTTAAAAAGCCCGATTATTCGTTCACAGACTTGCCAGATCACGGTGATGTGTTGAAAGATTTGACTTTTATGCCTTCCACTGTTGAGAATATTGATCAGGCCATATTTAAGTTTATTAACGAAGAACTTGATTTGTTTACAACCACCAATAAAGGCAGAAAAAAGGTTCCTATTATTTGGGTCTCAGCCGAACGCGCCCATCAAATAAAAAACAATCGAGATTTAAGAGATGGCAATGGTGTATTAAAATTGCCACTGATTACAATTGAGAGAACCGGGCTAACTAAGGATCCAGCGTTTAAAGGAACTTGGCAAGCACATGCGCCCGACTTTGGAAAAGCGTACCACAAAGTCAGAAGAGTTAATATTCCAGCGGCAAGAAGAATAAATCACGAGAAGACATCAAACTTTGCAAATGCTTTTTCAGGTAGGAGATCGGGTGTCAATAATGACGCTGGCATTGGCCAGCAGAACTTCCCAGCCCAGCCTAATAGGAAAAACCCAACGGTTTTGGAAACT